CGCTGGCTGCGTCACGGATGACACGCATCAACACGTGGTGGCGGCCGGGCAACCGTACCCCGCCAACTGGGAGCGACCCCAACCCGAGCAGACGTCCGGCGACGCCAGAGTCGTATGGTGCGGACGTGGCAAAGGGAGATGGAAGAACAGGTACGTCGTCCACTTCGTCACTGATGCGGGTCAGACCGGCTCCGCCAGCTACGGCGCATGGGCGCGAGGTGACCGTAAGCGATGGCGAGATAACTCGCAGTAACATCGCTGAGCTTATTTACAGGATCGAATTAGACATAGCCTTTGAGAAGCGCATGCCTAGGCTTAAGATAACTTCATTCGAAATTACTAAATAACTAACCCATTGAGCGATGGATGACTACAAACAATTACAGGCCCTCATACTTATCTCAGAAGGGGGGACTCTTGAAGATGAGTTGGGTTTCGGGTGTAGGGTTAAATATCAAGGTGAGATTTGGAATGTTGCTAAGTTTCACAGTCGTTATTGTTGCAATGATATTTTTTCAACTGGCAACGATTAAAACGAAAAAGGATCTCGAGGAAAAGCTTGAGAATTGCAAGGCCATGGGCGTGACTCAGATTGATGAGTGTTTAAATACGATTACTTAATACACTATGGATGCGAAACAAGAGTACAAAAAAAATGCAAGTCATGAGAGATGGCTACGTTGGTTGCAAGGAAGGATTTTAAGAAATGGTCCATACGTCCATGTGATGTGGCAGGAAGAAGAAAAACCAAGTGCTTTAATAATTAAAGATACCCTATGAAAACAAATCAAGAAATTGTTGAGGAGTTTAAAAAAATATTAGATAGAATATATTTTCATGAGGATGGTTTAGAGGAAGATTATATTCATTGGCTTGAAGAAGCCCTCGAAGAGAAAGACGCTCAGTATAAAGAGTTGCTTGATGAGTTCCCTGAAATTAGAGATCTAATCAAACTTAGAAAAGAGAAACTAATATTTTAAACTTAATAAATAATCCTATGTCAAAAGAAAACAAGCGCTTGCCAAAGAAATTCGATAAGCTGACCGCTGAGAATTTCAAAATAGTTAAGGTTGCGGATGGGGCTTACTACCACTCTTTTAAATTTGGGATCGATGGAATTAAGGAGTACGAGATAACGATTGAACCGTGTGCAAGCGGTGCCTGTGTTGCTGCTTACGATGAGAATAATGACCTTCTATTTGAAAAGACCTGCTCTAATTTAAAGGTGGGTAAACTTAAGAAAGGTCAGACGGCTGGTGAACGTATAGCAGACATGAGCATTGAGGCTGCAAAATTTTGTATGGAGAAAGCAAATGATTTATATTCTAAAATTTATAAATAGATGGAAGACACTTACGAAGCACTTCTAGATTTGGCAGAAATAATTGAAAACGCGGACGATGAGCATCCTATGAACTCAGTTGGCTTCTATCACGAAGGTTTGAAACAAATAATTCTTTACTAAAATATATGGACGAACTCATTTCAAACATCGATGTCGCAGCTATCGAACGTGCGATCAATAAGGGTGTTGAATACGGAGGAGAATTTTTTGTGAGGTTTCAGGACTATGCGATATTGATCAATACGCTTTGGCTTCTATTTTCATTGATTGGATTCTTAATTTGCATTCTTGTAATCAGACCGACAATCAAGTGGGTCGCAGATGGTAAGAATAAATATTCAAATGATAGGCTTTTAATATGGATCTTATGGTTTATATGTTTTGGATTGATGATTACATTCATATGCATTCTTTCAAACGAACTGATTAAGGCCATTTACGTGCCTGAGGTTTACTTACTTCAATACATAACTAAATAATATGGACGCAAGAGAGAAAGCAACCAAGGAAATTCTTGAGCAATATGCTCGATGTACTGATCAAGGGGCAAAGCTCGCAGCGGGAATAATTAAGGATATGATCATTTTAATTAGCAGAAAAGGAGGAGGTGTTGAGGATATTATTTATCAGATCGATAAACTTGTGGATAAAATTGATAAACAAAACAATAGGGTTGAATACGGAAAGAATGAGTTCGTAGTTTATCCATCCATGCAGCCTTGCAAGTGCGAGGATGGCGAGAAGGGCACTTGTTTCTCTCGACTTTGTACTAATTTACCATTTTAATCATGCTTAAGTTAATTGGGATCTTGATCCTAGGCGTTCCCGCTCTCATCTTCTTATCGACTATTCTCGTGGTTCTTTTAAATCCAGAGCTTTCAGATCAAAGAAAGCGAGACAGGGTGGCCGGAGGATTTGCAATCATGTATCTAATCTTTGCCGGACTAGTCCTTATATTTTATTAATGAATGAAACTCAATCTGAAACGGTTTGTGCACCGAGCGAGGCTGTTCAAATGACCAAAGAGATAACCGACTCAGTAGTCGGTTTAATTGGAATGTTTCTGATTGGATACTTCGTCCAACAAATAATTAACCTTATCGTTAATCGCAATGCCCAAAAGAAAGACACTAAAAACCAAAGACGGTAAGCCTATCAAAAGGCCAACCGCTAAAGAACTCACTAAAGAACTCGCCCCAGTCATTGAGGCTATTGAGGGTCAGATAATGGATTACGGTGATCGTGATCGCTTCGGTCGCCCTAGCGTCATGACCCCCAAAACAATAGCGAAGCTTGAGTTGGCTTTTGAGCAAGGATGTACTAATCGAGAGGCAGCATTGTTTGCGGGAATTTCAGAAAGCACCCTCGATCTGTTTTTACAGAAGGATCCTGAATGGAAAGCTTATTGCTATGAGCTGAAAGACAGCCCCACATTGATCGCACGTCAGACTTTGGTTAAAGCAGTTAAGGATAATGCCTTCTTTGCCTTACAATATTTAGAGCGTAAACTTCCTCACGAGTTCGGTCGAAGGGTTCGCCATACTGTGGACGTACCTGAGGAGCTTACCGAAGAAGAGATGGCAGAAATAGATAAACTCATTGATGAAAACCTCTAAGAAACATTTTAAGTCTGCGATTCATAATAAGAAGTTGAGGTATTGGATTTGCAAGAAAAGTATTTATATGTTCGCGATATACTACTTCAAGCATTACTTCTTTGCCCCTTCCGCAGAATTTCATAAAGAGATGGCAGAAGACCTTCTGTTTAAGGGGCATCGTTTTTTAATGTGGATCATGTTTCGGGAGTCTGCGAAAACAGTTTGGGCAAAGATTAAAGTCACTCATGCAATTTGCTACGGTTATAAAAAGAATATCGCTTGGGTGGCTTACGATGCTAAGAAAGCAGACAAACAAATAATGTCAATTGCCTCCGAGCTTAAGGGTAACGCTAGGATCATTCGAGACTTTGGACAACTGTATTTCGAATCCGATGATACAAAACACAAGAAATCAAAGATGAAACGCCTAGGTGATTTCGAAACAACCAACGGAGTTAGTGTAAGAGCCACCTCAATCATGATCCCTACTCGTGGTGATATCGCGGATCAATACAGGCCTGACTTTTACGTTATTGATGATATCGAGAATATGAAGACTGCTAGATCTTTAGCCATCACTAAGACAGTCATTGAAAACATAGGAGAGTTAATTGGAGGTATGGCTGTAGACTGCGATACTCTTTTTTTAGGAAACAAGATTGCTCTCAATGGATCGGTTTCAAAGATTGAAAAGAAACTAGATTCGAACCCTATGGCTATCATTCACGAGGTTGCCATTTTGGATAAGAAAGGAAATATCACATGGCCTTCACGTTTCGTTAAAACAGATAAAGAAGCCGAGAAGCTTAATCGTAAGATCTTAAATGCCAGGCGTAAATATCGTTCGCTTCAACAAATGAAGAAAGACCAGGGAACGAATGAGTTCAATCGAGAGATGATGCTTAAGCCTATGGACTCAGCGGGCTCACCCATCAAAATGGAATGGGTCAAGTTCGAACCATTGCCTACTATGGACCGTATGGATAAGCGTGTTGCCGTGGATCCTGCCATCTCTCAAAAGCAGACGGCGGATTATTTCGCCATGGCAGCGGGAGGACGTCATTACGAAACTGGGAAGATCCACGTTTTCAGAAGCCATAAGACTAGATGCCGTGTGAATGAGCAGGTCAATCTAGTGACCAACTGGCACCGTGGAATGCCAGATGCAACCTTTATCATTGAGACCGTGGCTTATCAGCAAGCTCTTTACCAGCTTCTTGAGGATAAGCGTAAGGAAAACATTTATATAAACGTGAAGAACTTCAAGCCAAACGGTGATAAGATATTTCGGATGAACGCAATTGCACCTTACATAGAAAGGGGTGACGTTGTTTTTCAGGACACTCCTGAGGTCCGTAATCTTGTTGAAAGAATTTGTCAGTTTCCCTTTATGGATGACGGGCATGATGATGATGTGGACGCTTTTATAAGTTTGATTGAAGACTTTGTGATAACCGCCGCTGAGCCGAGCTTGGCAATCGCTTAATTTTAGGTATAGAATGGGTTCAAAATAAATAAATAAGATGAGCCTATTCGATTTTTTATTGCAAAAAAAGGAGGTCAAAAAGGTCAAGGCACCTAGTATGATCGAGCTTTTTTCTGGTTTCTTAACCCGATTCACCTCAAGGAGTAACGAAGAGTTCTACACCAGTTGGGTTGCTACTGCCATCCGTGCCATAGCTGAGCCCATTGCGGATATTAAGCTTCGTCTTTACAGGCAGCTTCCTGACGGTAAGATAGAACAGGTCAGTAGTCACGAAGTTTTGGACTTACTTTCCAACGTCAATCCACACATGACATTCTTTGACATGATGGAAAGAATAGGATCCAATATTGAACTTCAAGGAAACGAATATCACTTCTTAGCCTACCTCGGAAAGAAAACACCTCAGGCCATTTATCCATTGATGCCACAGAACGTTTCGGTTATTCCTGACCCTCAACAATACATCGCTTACTATGAATACAGCGTAGGTGGTAAAAGAGAGGCCATCCCTCGAGCAAATATCCTTCATTACAAAACATTCAATCCCGGTTCCGACATCCTTGGCCTAGGGACCTTAGAGGCTGCTAAGGGTGAGGTGCTTAATGATCTTTATGCTTCTGAATACAACCAGAAGTTTTTTCAGAACTCCGGTCGACCTGATGTTATCCTGGAGTTCCCAGCCACACTTTCTCCTGAGGCTGAAAAGAAACTTCTCGCTCAATGGTCTCAAAGTTATGGAGGATCTGAGAACAAGTTTAAGACCGTGGTCGCATCGGGTGGCCTTAAGGTGAGTGGATTTCAGATGACTCAAAAAGACATGGAGTTCTTGACTGGGCGAAACTTCAATCGAGATTCAATCCTTGCGATGTTTCGAGTTCCGCCTTCCATGTTAGGGATGTCAGAGTCAACTAGCTACGCCGCTGCCAAGGCTGTTCACTACGCCTTCATGAAGAACGTGATTACGCCTAAGATGCGTCGCATTGTCAATGTGCTCAATGAATTCTTGCTCCCGCTTTATGGAGACTCTCAACTTTACTTTGATTTTGAAAGCCCTGCCAAAGAAGATCGTGACCTTATAATCAAAGAATACCAAACAGGCCTTGGCTCAGGTTGGCTTTCGATTAATGATGTCAGACGTGCTGAGGAGCTGCCTGAAATCGAAGGGGGTGAAGTGGTTAATATACCTTTCGGATTGCAGCCCTTAGGTGAACCGGTTGTGGATAAGTCAGTATCTAGGGATGTGATTAGTAAGATGGCAAATGATATTGAATTTTCTCTTGAGGCTGCATTTAAAGAAATGGAGGAAGACGAGGAGATTGAAAAAGAGAATGCAAACTTCGATTTAAAAGGTGAGCAAAGAGTAAAAAAAAAAGAAAACAATGGACTAGAGTATAAGAAGGCTTTCGATGTTATGCTGGGCAAACTTTGGAAAGGTCAAAAAGAACGTGCAATAAAGCACCTGAATCAATACATGAAAGGAAAAAGCTGGGGGGTTAAAGCTAAGGCACCTGAGCTCCTTGACGAGGAGTTTGAAGTTGCTGTGACCATTGATCTAGCAACTCCTTTGTTTGAATCCATTATGCGAAAGGAGGGCGTTAATGCCTTAGCTGAGCTTGGCATTGAGATCGATGAGACCTCAGTAATAACAACCGAGCTTACGGCATTCGTTTTAAAGAACACTAAGAAGTTTTCGGGTGAAGTTACAAAGACAACCAGCGATATGATTCGAGCTCAGATCGCAACCGGACTTGAGCAGGGTGAAGCTTTGGTTGACTTGACTAAAAGAATTCAAGATAGCGCTGCATTCAATAAGGCACGCTCTGAGAAGATCGCACGAACCGAAACCGTACGTGCTCAAAATCAATCTGAGCAAGCTGTTTGGGAGCAATCAAAAGTAGTCGAAGCAAAGATATGGTACACACCACTAGATGAGAGAACTTGTCCTGACTGCTCTGAAATGCACCAGACAGAGCTCGGTTTAACTGAGTTGTTTTTTAAGAAAGGTGAAGAAGCTCCGGCCACCGGGATGTCTTTGAATTATGAAGATGTGGGGGGTCCTCCATTACACCCAAACTGCAGATGTACTCTAATTCCCGTCATTAAGTCATGAAGCCAACTAAAAAGCCTATTCAAAAATCATTGTCCAACCTTAAGCTCGCTTTTGATAAGAAAAGACTTGAGGACCAGGCTCATGTAAGGGCTGTTCTTGAGCATCTTGATAAATTGAAAACACCTATTGAGGAGCACCTGGAAGCTTTTAAATCTAAATCAAATTCAGATCTGATAAAGGCAGTTGGCGATTTAAAAACAGCTCTGGATAAAAAGAAGCTCGAAGTTAAGGTGGCCCCTGCTAAGATTGTTGTCCCTAAGCCTCTGGTTAAAATCCTTAAAGAAACTAAAGAGGCTGAGAAGATGGTAAAGCTTCTTGAGCAATATCTTAAGTTCAATCTCAAAGCTTACCAACAAAAAGACGGGGGTACGTTCATAACGAATCGCGATCCACAAGATGCCGTGCCAGTCGTCCTTACCGACGCCGGATTGAAGAAGTTTTATAACGCTATCCATACCGCAGTTAGTCAAAGTCAGGATCCATTCGTTAACCCTTCTGGACATAGAAGGCCCGCTAACGTGGATGCTGAGGGAAATTTGATTGTAGATGTTTCTATCGATAGCTTAGATATTGAATTAGATCATGAAACCAGTTCAATCGCAATATGGTCAAATACAGCGGCGGATGGATCGGGTACAGATCTTCAACCCTTACTCGATGCGGATGGACATTTACAGGTGGATATATTGAGCATGCCTGCTTTGGTTATTGCGGTATCGAATTTCCCCGCTGAATATCCTTTGCCAGACGCTCAGGTTACGACTCTAACCCCTCCGGCTGCTATCACAGGCTTCGCGACCGAGACCACCTTGCAAGCCTTAGAGGGAAAAGACTTTGCCACGCAAACAACTCTTGCAGCAATACTTGCAAAGATCATTGCCGCCCCTGCTACGGAAGCGAAACAAGATGTGCTAAATGCTTTGATAACCAGTTTAAACGCAACAGATTTTGCAACCGAAAACTCTTTGCAAGATTTACTGGCTCTCCTTTCCTCGATAGATTTTGCCATGGATTCTACCTTGCAGGATGTGCTGAGTCAGGTAACCGATGTCGTTAATGGCCTTCAAGATATTGTCGGAATAATTAATACGGCAGAAATCAGATCGCCTTCCGCACCTTTAGCCGTTACTGTAAATGCATCAAGTACAACAGTTCTTAGTTCAAACGCAAATCGTAGGGGGCTGTACATTACGAATACATCAACCGCAAACCAAGTCATTACATTAAGAAGTACTGCTGCCGCTGCAGTAATGTGGGAAGGAATAGTACTTTATCCAGGCGGAGTTTATAAGATGGAACGAGAGGACTTTCATACAAATGAAATGAGAGGGATTGCTAGTGCAGCGGGAGGAAGGTTATCAATTCAGGAATATACTTAATCATGAGTGTTAATAATCCAATTACTGTAGTACAAAGAGATACGGCCCCAAAACTAGGGGGAAATTTAGACAAGAATGGTTTCGAGATTTTGAACATGGTCATCGGTACAGATATACAGGCGCATGATACGGAGCTAGACATATTGGCCGCTTTGGTTTCAGCCGCTGATAGATTGCCGTATTTTAACGGAGCCGGATCAGCAACTCTGGCAACATTCACATCTCTTGCAAGAACCCTTTTAGCTGGCTCTACATCCTCCTCAATGAGGAGTACTTTAGATATAACTTTCGGGACATGGGCCCCGACATTAACGAACGTGGCCAACGTAGCGAGTTTTGGCACTCAATCAGACTGGGGATATTTAAAGATAGGTGTGGCAAACGCTGGGGCCATGGTAGGGGCTGGTCGTCTTTCAATAGACCCTACAGCCGGGAATGTTAATACTGAATTTGGAATGAGTTTACCCTTTGCTTCAAACATAACTTTGTTTACTGATATAGGAGGGGTATTTTTTGCAAAAGACTCAGTATCTTTGGGCGGAGCTATTCTTGGAGATTTTACTAATGACCGTGCTAATTTCAAATATGTGAATACTGCAGAAACTGCAGCCAGGGAATTTTATGGTATTTTCTTTGCCCTACTTAAATAAATAATAAAAAGCATATGCAAATAAAACTAACAAACGGCTTCGTATTTGATAACGAAGCAATGGTCAGTATAAAAAATGAAGGGGAAATTAAAATTATAAAAATGAGCAATGGACAACTAGTCGAACTACCTGAGCTTACATATCATTGGATAATGAAAATATCAAAAGGTCATATGATTGAGATTAATCCAGAGCTGGCAGTTAATATCCACAACATCATTTGCATGGTTCCAACTCAGGATGGATATTCTATCTCATTTGATATTGAGCCGCCTGCGGAAATCACTAATGAACAATATGAAGCTTTGACAAATCAAGATGATGAAAAAGGGACGATATTTTTTACTGTTATGGATTTAGAAAAAAGAATTGAGATGCTATTAAGTGTCGGTGAAAAGTGTGACGACTACAACAAGCTCTAAGCAATTTGACAACCTAAACCGTTCGTACAATACTATTATCAATTAAAAGCAAAACACATGCCTAAAACACTAAAAGAATATACAAAAAATGAAGGCCAAAAGGCTTACAAGTTTTTAACGCAAGCCAAAGTAAAAGAAATCAAGGGTGAAGGTACCTTTGAATTAGTTGCTTCAACCGAGGGTGAAGACCGTGAAGGTGAAAGCATTCTTGCTACCGGATGGCAAACAGAAAACTTCATGAAAAACCCGGTCATTCTTTTAGGGCATGACTATCACTCTCTTCCTATCGGAGCTGCCACGGAAGTTTTTGTTGAAGGTGATAAGCTTATGGTTCGTGGTGTTTTTGCAAATACAGACGAGGGACAAAAAGCACGTAAGCTTTACGATGACGGAATCCTTAGAGCTTGCTCAGTTGGATTTATTCCGGTTACTCGAGATGGAAGCGTGATCACTTCCGCAGAACTTTTGGAGGTGTCTTTTGTACCAGTACCATGTAATCCAAATGCTGGCAACTTTGCTAA